TGCCAGACATAAGCTTGGTAGACCAAGTACTGCTCATATCATCTAGGTATTTGACTGCCGACTGAGTCTTTGGGATAGTATTAACAACACGTGGAGTGGCGTGTGTGAGACCGGAAACCGGTTCAGGACGCCATTCGATGTTCTTAATAAACTCAAAGGTCAAGTTGGCGGCTTGTCCAGCGGGGATTGCTAATCCTCTCCAGGCAAAGCCAAATACGTTAGGTCCTTGTGATTTACCTTCTTGTGAGAGACTAGTGATGCCTCCGTTAGAATCGCTGATCTGGAAAGGAGTCGAGCGATCATTTCGGAAGACATGTGACGTCTCATCAGGTCTCGAAATCACTTCTGCTGTGTCAGAACCAAAACGGCCAGTCTGAGTGGCCTGTTGGAACAATTGATTGACAGAAGCGGCTTCGTTGTTACCAGCACCATAAAGTATGGATGTTAGTGGTAAGTCCTGGATAAAGGCAAGTTCACCTGAGGCATTATACAACTGGCCAGTATACTTCATCTTGATACAGGCTGACAGAGTTCTAGCATCTTGGACAATGTCACCAGATACCAGCACTGCAGCAGGATCAGTTGAAGTAAACGCACTAGAGAAATCAGTTGCGGCAACGAAGGCATCCGAAAGAATGCCTCCATATGCCATCTTGAATTCTCCATCAACACGTTCGTTGTACGGCTGTTGGTCAGGTTCAGTAGAAGACCAGATGAAAAGATTTCCACACTTGATATTCGTTGCAGTTCCACGTTCATTGAAGTCCCCGAAATTACAAGAGTAATCAGGAACCCAAAGAACGTAGCCGCAAGTATCAGATGTGGCATTGAAAAGCGTCTTCTTAACGCGTGCTAGAAGCCCCTCCGAGGTTCCGTGGAGACCAGGGATGAGGGTGCAGTTGCACGGGTCGGCGATCATTGCCGCATAAGGAGTAAGCGTGTTGGCACGGTTATTCCTATTGCGGCGACGAGGGCGTCTCCGTGGTTGCTTCTTCTGCTTACGCGGTTGACGTTGTCTTTGTCTTTTAGTGGGCATGGTAGAGTTTGGAATTTATATGGTGCCGCCCGGGACTAGGCGACCTTAGTTAGTCTTACTTTTAGCGAGGTAGATTTTGTGGCACTCAGCACAAAATTTTCCTGCCTCGTTGACTCGAACACTACAGGGGTTGAGTCCGGCATACCATCCTTTACAGTTGTCCTTGCGCCGGCAAGGATAGGTCTGGCATCCGTTGGGTACGTTTGAAGACTTTACGTTCTCGGTCTTCTTTTTCTTCGGTTTCTTCACTTCTTTCGACTTTTGAATCCATTGTTTGACTGACTCAACTCGTGGCTCAGGAGTTTTCCGTTTTTGGTCTTCTGCCGTGAATAACTTGACAAGCTGTTTGATGTCAACATCATCCAGTTTGACGTTGTCTTCCCTCGGCATTAGAACAGGTGGTCCAGAAAACTTGAGATCAAGTGAACATTCAGATTGTAGTTTAACAATGTCTAGAGTGTCTGATGTGGCTTCGGAAGGTCCCACTATCTCACCGTTGGCCAAGTAAGGCAGTGCGGTCTTGATAGCTTCGCGTTCATACAGGACTGGACAATCTCGCCAGTCAGTATTTGGGTTGTCACACCATTCAATGAAATCTTCCATGTCATTGACATTAAATCCCTCATCAATGAAGATTTGTGTCTGCCAGACAGAATCGAGTTGCATTTCAGTTTGGTAAGAAGCCTTACTACTGAAATCTTTAGGTAGTCGTTCAATATCACAACTATCGTCGATTAGTCTGGCAGCCCACTGTCTTTCACGAGTGAGTTCGCACTTGGCGCCGGCGGATGCTTGCTTGATCCAAGCTCGGGCTGGTACAGATGTTTGTCGAATGATTTTTCGCATCCAGTTTGAAAGTAAGTATGTGCTGTGGTCATTAGCCATGACAGATACGGCCTTGGTGTAAGCCAGTACTTCAGCAGGTACTTTCGTTGCTAGACGGGAAATATGGAATTTGGAAATAAGTCGTAGGGGGCATGCGATATTGTCAGGCGCTCCATCCCAAACAGCAGGTGAATACTGTCTGGAAAGGTAGTCGATTGTCTGACCGCGTAAACGGGTCGCGAACTTGAGTACAAAGCCCCAAGTTTTAGCAACTTTTACTGCAGTGTCAGGATTGACATTTCGCTGAATTGAATCATCCCCAGCGGCTAGTCCAAGATTATCATAGGCTCCGGCAGGTTGAAGATCCTCTCTTGCACAGCAGAATTGAATGAAAGCATTCCTAGCTGTGTTAAGACAAGAAGTGTAAGGATCACCAGAGGCTTGTGAGTCGCCTTGCTCATATTTTTCACCCCAACCAGCATTGACATAATTACCATATGTCAGAGAATACCACTCATCGATAAATTCGTGGTCTGCTGTGTCGAAGTTAGCATGTAAGAAGGCTAGGTCGAAAGTTCTAACCAAATGATTGACAGTGCCATCCATGCGAGAGTAGTCCCCTAGACCAATGGTTTTGGTTCTAGGGTCCGAAACATAAAGTGCCACAGCTCTTGCGATTGCTGCCGGCATCATCCCAAATGAGTACCATTTGGTTTTCTTCATGTTATTGGCTAAGGGATAAGATATTCTCGAGTTTTCGAGACGTACCTTATCAGGCATGGGTGTAATATTTCTAGGGTCGCCAGGTTTGGTGCTAGCCTCTTGTTTTTGAAAAGACTTAGTCATTTTACCGACAGTAAGTGTAATTTTGAGCCATACCCAGGGAAGGATGTCCATCGCTTGTTCGTTGGACCTCCTCTGGATAGGCCGGGTTTGCCGCAATAATACTTCATCATAAGACGTGATTCGTGTTGGTTCAACTTCTTTCCTATACTCAACAAGAAACTCAGTAATGAGCTTTTGTTGTTTACGAGTAATGGGAGGTAAAGTTGGTTTAACATCAGTCACGCGGGTTTTGATGGAGTGTGCGGTATTAGCCTTACACTTAACGGGTATAAGAGTGACACCTCTGGTGCAACCTTCGAAGTACTTGTCTGTTGCTGGTTTCTCGTCAACAGTACAGTCATAATCTTCTGGTTTGAAAGTATAGTGAATAGTTGAAGGGGGTCTAACGTAGTCAAGACCCTTGCGATGATTCTCAACATACGTGAC